AACTGTCGAATACGCACTCAGTAACCCATACGACCGTTCGATTTTTAGCGTCCGACCGCGCTGCCGACCCCGCGTCTGACAATTTTTTCACACACATATCAACAATCCACAGGGGGCGTGATGACGTCGGTGAGCGACGCGGCCGCCGCCGGCGGCGGACTGCCGATGCTGGTCGCGATGCGCGCGGCGCTGGCCGCTGCCGTGGACGACTGCGAATCCATGCGGGACCTACCCGCGCTTACTCGCCAGCTCGACGCGGTCGACCAGCGCATCGCGTCGCTGACGGTCGCTGAGCCGAAGGGTGACGGGGTTGACGAGATCGCCGAGCGCCGCGCTTCTCGACGGGAACACGCCGCCAAGGGTGCGGCACGCGCCCGCGCGAGTTCGTAGCAACGCCTGGGAGGACATCGCCGATCTGACCGCGCGCTACGGCCTGCGGCTGGATCCGTGGCAGGAGCAGGTTTTCCAAGACACGATGGGCGAGCGCTCGGACGGTCGGTGGGCGATCTCGCAGGTGGGGCTTTCGGCGCCGCGGCAGAACGGCAAGTCGGAGCTGATCGTCGCGCGCGCGCTCGCAGGCGTGCTGCTTTTCGGCGAGAAAACGATCATCTGTTCGGCTCATCAGCAGGACACGTCGCGCGAGGTTTTCCAGCGCATGGTCGACCTGTGCGAGGCGAACCCCGACCTCGACCGCCGCGTCGCCCAATACGGCCACGCGTTAAATCGGGAGTACATCCGCTTCTCGTCCGGCCAGTCGATCCGCTTCAAGGCGAGGTCGAAGGGCGGCGGGCGCGGATTCTCGGCGGATTGCCTGCTGCTGGATGAGGCGCAGATCCTGTCGGGCGCTGCATGGGCTGCGATGCGACCGACACTGTCGGCGCGTCCGAACTCTCAGGCGTGGCTCATGGGCACGCCGCCGACGCTGCTGGACGACGGCGAGGTCTTCGGCCGGATCCGCTCGGCGGGGATAGCGGGGCGGTCTGCTCGGCTCGCCTACCTCGAGTGGTCGGCCGAGCAGGGCGACGATTTCGATGACCCGGCGACGTGGGCGAAGGCTAATCCCGCGTATCCGGCCCGGATCGGCGCCGACGCGATCCGCGACGAGCGCGCATCGATGACCGACCAGCAATTCGCGATGGAGCGGCTCGGCATGTGGGCCGACCAGGCGATCCAGAAATCGATTTTCGCGGAAGGCGCATGGGTGCGGGCCCGCGACCCGAGGTCGGTGATTGTCGGCCCTCGGGTCGTGGCCGTGGACGTGTCGCCGGATCAGGCGTTCGCGTCGGTCGCGGTGTGCGGCAGGCGATCTGACGGACGCTGGCATGTGGAGATGCGGCGGGATCGCGGATTCGCGTGGGTGCGGCACGCCGTGGACGACCAGTTCGAGCGGCATGACGTGTCCGGGCCGGTGATCCTGTCGGGCCGGATGGCGACGGCGCTCCGGGGCGATCTCGCGTCGGACGACCGCGACGTGCTGGTCATGTCGGCCGGCGACTATCTCGCGGCCTGCGCGCAGTTCGCGGACGCGATCGATGCGGCCGGGGACACGGTGCACATCGGCCAGGACGAGCTCGACGCCGCGGTGAGCGGCGCCAAGTGGAGGGACGCGGCCGACGGCCGGTCTTTGAACCGTCGCGGGTCCGGGGACATCACACCGCTGATCGCCTGCGTCGCGGCCAGGTGGGGAGCGGCCCGCGGCGAGGCGGACTACGACACGTTTTCGAGCATGTGGTGAGGAGCTTTTCTATGCGCGATCGTGTGGCGTCGGCGCTCGAAGTCGTCGGCATCGCCGCGGTGACGGCCGGCGTCGCGCTGGTGTATACGCCCGCCGCGTTCATCGTGGGCGGCCTCGGCGCCATCGGACTCGCATACGGGCTGACGCGGAGGTCGCCGTGAGCCTGTTATTCCGCAGTGCGGAGCCCGGACCCGGAATGCCGTTCGTCCCGATGCGGTCGCCGCATTCGATGATTTCGGTGACCGGTCAGACGGCGCGACGGCATTCGGCGGTGTGGGCAGCGCTTAGGCTGCGCGCGGATCTGATTTCGTCGCTCCCGATCGACGCTTTCCGCCATACGACGAGCGGAATTCAAGAGCCGATGCCGCTGCCGCCGGTGCTGCGCAATCCGACGCCGTACATGCGGATGATGGAGTGGGTTTATTCGTCGCAGCAGGATTTGGACACATACGGGAATTGCTTCGGGCTGATCTCGAATGTGGACGGCGGACTATTCCCGAGGTTCATCACCCTCGTTCCGGCGAGCGAAGTCACGGTTGTACAGAAGCCGGACGGCGATGTGCGCTACCGGATCAAGGGCCGGGAGTACGACCGGTCCGAGGTATGGCACGAGAAGCAGTACACGGTGCCCGGAATGGCTGTCGGCCTGTCGCCGATAGCGTATGCGGCGCTGGCTATCTCGCAGTATGTGTCGGCGCAGCAGTTCGCGGTGGCGTGGTATACGCAGAACGCTATCCCCGCTGGCATCCTGAGGAATTCAGCCAAGACGATCAAGGCCGAGGAAGCGTTGGAGGCGAAAGCGCGGTTCAAGGCGTCGGTGGCGCAGGGCGACGTTTTCGTAACCGGCGTGGACTGGGAATTCTCGCCGTTGCAGTCGAAATCGAACGACGCGGCATTCCTGAACTCAATGAACGCATCGGCCGCTGACATCGCGCGTTTCTTCTCGGTCCCAGTGGACATGATCGACGCGTCGCAGGCTGGCACGTCTGTGACATATGCGAATATCACGCAGCGGAATTTGCAGCTTCTCATCCTGCATTTGGGGCCGATGATCAGCCGCCGCGAGGATGCGATATCGGCGAGCCTCATGTCCGGCCCGCGTTTCGTCAAATTCAATACGGACGCGCTTTTGAGAATGGATCCTCAGACGCGTTCGGCGATGATGGGCCAGCAGGTCCGGGACCGCCTGCGGGCGCCGGACGAACTGCGCCAGCTCGATAATTTCGAGCCTTTCACCGAGGACCAGTACGCGCAGATAGACCGGCTTTTCACGACGCGCCGGGTGACGGTGACGACGCCGGCGACGCCGGTCGAGACGGAGGGATTGGTCGATGGCATCGAGAGCTGAATCGGCGGCGGCCGCGCGCGCGGCGGGAATGTCGGCCCCTGCGGACCGGCCGCGGCGGCGCGCGTCATCGGAGGACGGGTCCGGCCGTGCGGCAGGCCGCGCGCATATCGCATCGGTCGACGTGCGGGCGGTGTCGGAGGATCCGGGCTCATTGCTGCGCTTCGCTGGTGTCGCGTCGGCGACGGAGCGCGCCTACGAGATGTGGGATCTTTTCGGGCCGTACAGCGAGATCGTCTCGGCGGGCGCTTTCGCGGACACGCTCGCTCGCGCTGACCTGGACGTGCCGCTGGTGCTGGGTCACGACCAGATGCGGCGTATCGCTCGCACGTCGACCGGGACGCTTACCCTCGCCGAGACTGCGGACGGCCTGGACGTGCGCGCGGACCTGGACCCGGCTGACCCGGACGTGGCCTACATCGTGCCGAAGCTGCGGGCCGGGCTGGTGGATGAAATGAGCTTCGCGTTCCGCATCACGTCCGGTCAGTGGTCCCCGGACTACAGCGAGTACCGCATCAACGCGGTGGATCTGCACCGCGGCGATGTGGCGATCGTCGGCTACGGCGCGAACCCCAACACGACGGCGACGCTCGGCGAGCGCGCCTCACACATGTCTTTCGCGCGGCTGCGACTTATCGCGGCCGTCGCCTGAATCGTCATCGCTGCGCGGCTCGGCTGCCGGACTCCTGCGGGCTCCGGCGACTCGCCTGGGGATGCGACCCGTCAACTACCAATGTAAGGAGCACAGCAATGACCATCACCAATGCGCAGCGCGTCGAGCGTGTGCGCACCCAGCTCGCGGGGCTCATGGCCGAGCGGGCCACCCATGCGGAGGCCATCTCGTCCGTGCTGGACGCGTGCGAGACGGAAGCTCGGCGCGACCCGACGCCGGATGAGGCGCAGCGGGTCGAGGCTGCGCAGGCCGAGAGGAAGCGGCTGGATGCCGAGATCGCCGTGATGCGGGAGCGTTTCGAGGAGGTCGAGCGTGACCTCGCCGAGGAGACCGCGTACCAGAGGATGCGGTCGCTGGTCCTCCCGGCCGAAGCGGCGCCTGTAGAGCAGCGAGCGGGCGGCGCGGTCGTCACATCTGAGGCGCGCACCTACACGAGCGAGTCTGCGCGGCAAGGCGTCTCGTTCTTCCGGGACGCGTACACGGATGCGGTGCACCGCGATTTCGAGGCGGCGGCGCGCCTACAGCGTCACCAGTCGGAGGCCAGGGTGGAGGGCGAGCTTTCGCAGCGCGCCGTCGCCACCACGGGTCTCGGCGGCCTCGTCGTGCCGCAGTACCTCACCGACCTGGTGGCCCCGGTGCTGCGCAACGGGCGCCCGTTCGCGAATTCGATCCGGCGTCTGCCGCTGCCTGCGGACGGCATGTCCCTGGTGATCCCTCGGGGTACCACGGGCGTGTCTGCCGATGTGCAGGCTACGCAGAACACGGCTGTTTCGAGCACCGACGCGGTGTATCAGGACCTGACGGTCCCGGTCGTGACGATCGCGGGCCAGCAGGATCTCTCGCGCCAGTCGCTTGAGCGGGGAACCGGCGTCGACGCGCTGGTCTTTGCGGATCTCGTGAAAGCCCATGCGGCGCAACTCGATTCGCTGATCCTGAACGGGGCTGGTACGGGTGGCACTCCGCTCGGCGTGCTGAAGACCGCGAACATCAACTCGGCGGCGGCTTTCGGCGCGGCGGTGACGGCCACGAATTTCTACGCGAAGATCGCGGGCCAGATCGCGGCGGTAGCCGGGCAGGGCGCCGGGGTCGATGCGGATCTCATCGTCATGCACCCGCGCCGGTGGGGCTGGCACCAGTCGCTGGTCGACACGGCTGGCCGCCCGCTGAACGTCCCCGGCGGGTACGGAATCGTCAACGGCCAGGGCGTCACGACGATGCCGGGCTGGTCGTCCTCGGGCGACGGCGACGGCGTGTCCGGCGCGATCGTCGTGGGCGGCATCCAGGGCCTGCCGGTGATCACCGACGCCAACATCCCGACGAACGTCGGCACGCAGTCCGAGGATCAGGTGCTCGTGCTGGATACCGCTCATCCGCTGCTGTGGGAGGACGGGTCGGGCATCCCGACCCAATTCCGGCTTGAGCAGACCCTCGGCGGGCAGCTCACGGTGAAGCTCGTCGTCTACTCGTACATCGCATTCACGGCGGGCCGGTATCCGGGCGCCGTCGGTGTGGTGGGCGGCAAGGACGCCACCGCAGGTCAGGGCCTCATCGCCCCGACGTTCTAATCACAGGCCGGTGCGCCGGGCGGCGACAATCTGCCCGGCGCACCGGTTCCCCGGTGAGAGGAGGACCATATGGCCGACATTCCGCAGGACCTGGCCGCGAACTATGAGCGGCTGGCCGCCGATTTCGGTTTCGACTGGGTCGCCGGCGAGTGCGATAAGGCCGGCGCCGCGGATGTTGCGGCGTGGGCGCGCAAGCGCGCCGCGGAGTCCGGGCAGTCGCGTGAGCAGGCCCCGAAGGCGCGCCGCGCGCCGGGTCGTGACCGGGCGTGACGAACCTTCTCACCTCTGCTGAGGTAGTCGCCGCGGTCGGGCTCACGACCGCCATCTCGGCACGCGATCAGACGCTGATCGACCAGATCGCGGCATCGATCGGCCCGGTGATCGAGGGCATCATAGGCCCGGTCCAGCCGCGCGACGAGACGTACACCGCGAACGGCGGGGTGCAGGCGATCACGCTGCCGCACCGGCCGAACGCGATCGCGTCGGTGACGGTGAACGGTACGCCGTCGACGCAGTGGTACGCGGTCCTCGATTGGGGCGTGGTCTATTGCGGATCCCGCTTGGCCCCGTATCCATTCCCGCCGGGCGAGGTTGTGATCGCGTACTCGGTCGGCTACGCCACGGTGCCCGCGAACGTCGTCTATGCCGCCATGGAGCAGTGCCGCATCTGGTGGCAGCAGGGCCAGCAGTCGCTTCACGTCGCGTACGGCTATGACGAGCAGCCCGGCACGGTGCCGATGGGATTCGCCGTGTCGACGCGGGTGCGTGAGCTGCTGGCGCCGAAACCGGCACCGCCGGGGTTCGCATGATCGCCGAATCAACATTCGCGGTGCGCTCCGGCGTCGCCGCCCTGGTCGCCGCGGTCCTCGCGGCAGATTCCGGGGGCGCCGAGGTCGGTGTCTTCTGGGGCGAGCCCGGACCGGCATTCCCGCGGGAGTTCGTCTGCATCATGGGCGCTCAGGTCGACGTCGCTGCCGCGACGATGGGCACCACCCGCACGCGCGACGAGACGATCCGCACCCAGATCAACATCGTCGCGAACAGACAGGGCACCGACGCGCAGCAGCAGTCGGCCGCGCGTGCCTACACGCTCCTCGCGGCCCTCGAAACGCGGCTGCGCACCGACGATCCCACGCTCGGCGGCGCCTGCTGGCAGTGCCTGGTGACCCGTATCGAGGAGTCCGGCGGCACGCCGCCCGGCGACCGCGCGGCCGGCCGCTACACCGAGATCATCGCCGAATTGACGGCACGCGTCCGGATCACCAACTAGGAGCCATCATGCCGACCATCCGCAACACCGCCGGGTACGACCTCGAAGTTTCCGGCGCCGTCTATCCGTCCGGCGAGCCCGTCGAAGTCACCGACGTGCAGGCCGCGTATCTCAGCACAAATCCGAACTTCGCCGTCGAACCCGACGGCGAGACCGAGCGGCCGAAGGCCGGAAAGAAGGCATAGCCATGGCCGGACCTTATTTGCAGTCCGACTGCTCGATCGGCATCAAGAAGGAATTGGCGTTCGGCACCGCCGTGACGGTCGATCAACACCTGGAATTCAACTCCGAGACCTTGCAGAAAGACATTCAATTCTTGCAGGGCAACGGGTTTCGGGCGGGATCTGCGTCTGAGCGTTTCAACCGCCGATACGCGGGCAAGATCGACATATCTGGGGATATCGTCTGCGACGCGGATTCGGTGACTCTCGCGACGCTGCTCGAAGCGGCATTCGGGACGGTCGCGACGGGCGGCGTGACGGCGCCTTTCGGTCGGCTCTTCTCTCCGGCCATGGGCGATAATCCTCCGTCGTACACGATCCAGAAGGGCATTCCGCTCGTCGGCGGCACCGACGTGAAAGCCCACACTTTCACCGGCGCCGTGTGCGGCCAGATGCAGATCAATGCCGCGAACGACGCGATCGTGGAGGTCACCACGAGCTGGGTCGGTAAGGATATGAGCACCGCGGCGCCGCTGGTGACGCCTGCATATCCGGCCGCGTCCAACGTCTTCCATTTCCACAAAGGCTCTATCGCGATCGGCGGAACCGCGACGATCCCCACCGCGACCAGCCCGTCGACCGGCGCGACACCGGTCGCGGATGTGCGCGACTGCCAGATCACGCTGAACAACAATTTCGACGGAAACGGCTGGAATTTCGGCGGCGCCGGTTCGCGGAACCGGGCCCCGGCTTACGGTCGCCGCGAAGTCACCGGGCAATTGACAGCCGAATTCGACGCCGTGACGCTGAGAGACGCGTCACTCGCCGGAACCGGCCTCGCGCTGGTGCTCGATTTCACGGCGGGCGCGAACGAGCGTTTGCAGATCGTCCTCCCGAAGATCGGTTTCGAGTCCAATGTGCCGAACTCGAACGGCGGCGACGTGATCACGCAGCAATTCAATTTCAAGGCATACGAGGATGCCGGTAACCTGGCGGCATACGTGCTGCTACAGAATGCCGTGGCGATTGTCTGATGGCGGACGAATCCGCATTCCGCGTCGAATTCAACAAAGAGGAATTCGCCGGTTTCCTCCGTGCGCTCAAGACGTTCGAGCCCGCACTCGCGACCGCGACCCGGCGCAATCTGCGTCATGTCGGCGACGAGACAATCGCCGATATGCGATCGGTCATTGCCGGTGGCCCCGGCTCCGGCAGGTACGGTGTGCAGGCGGGGATTCAGGCGGGACTCAAGACGGCGGTCGCCACCGGTAAGCGCCAGCAGGGTGTGAAGATCAGCTCTACCGGCGCCGGGCTGTCGCCTGATCGCAAGCCCATGCTGCGGCTCTATAACAAATCTACATTCCGGCACCGCATTTTCGGGTCGGATAAATGGGCGGCGCAAAGCGGCGCGCCGTATTTCGGATCGGTGATCAAGCGACACGAGGATGAAATGGTCGAAGCCGTGTGGAAAGCGCTCGAAGAGGCCTACGACAAGATGGCGGAAACTAAATGAGGCTGATACTGCCGACCGGCGAGAACGGGTCGCCGCGCGCCTATCCGCTCGACGGGGTGTTGGACCTGTCACAGGTGACGCTGAACGAGACCATCGAACTCAAGCGCGTCACGGGCATGGATCTGCAGACCGTCTATCGGGGCCTGCAGCTCCTCGATCAGCTGATCGGCGTTCCGAATAGCTCGGTGCTGCTGGCGATGTCGCAGAACCTGGATCTGATGGAGGCGTACCGGGCGCTGGTGTGGATCGCGCGTAACCGAGCGGGCGACCGCGGGCCGGACGGGTCGGTGCTCACTGTGGAGCAGGCTGTCGACTTCCCATTCGCGGGGCTGTCGGTTGAGTCAGACCCGGGCGACCCGAAGTCGGGTGATGACGCGGACCCTACCCTGCCGTCGACGGGTGGCGACCGGGCAACCGCCGGCGGCGCAAAGGCTCCGAAGAAGACCCGTGGCCGCTCCTCGACGACGTCCGCCGCCAAGTCCTGATCCGCCTTCCCTCGCTGCTTCATCTGTTCGGCGGGCTCACCCCTGCCGGTATCTGGGGCCTGACCGTCTCGGAGTTCCACATTCTCGCCGGCGCCGTCGATGCGCGTGAGCGCGCGGCGTGCCGATCGCCTGATGGGAGGTGACCTGTGCCCACCAAGTCTCTGCAGGCCACCATCTTCGGTGTCGACAAGGCGTCGCCCGTGTTCGACAAGGTGGGCAAGTCCGCCACCGGTATGGCGAACGACACCGAGAAGTCCAGCACCCGCATGGGCAATGCCTTCTCGAAGGGCGCCAAGATGGCCGCCGGGGCGCTGGCCGCTATCGGGTTCACGCAGTTCGTCACCGATTCGGTGAAGGCGTTCACGGAGGCGCAGGCACAGACTCAGAAGTTGATCGACGCATACGACAAGTTCCCGGCGATGCGCGACGTGACAGTCCAGTCGTTCCAAGACATCTCGTCATCGCTGATGAATGTGACCAAGTTCGACGACGACGCGACGAACGCCGCGGCTGCGCTGCTCGGACAGTTCGGCTTGACGGGCACGCAGATCCAAAAGCTGATCCCGCTGGTGCAGGACTATGCGACGGCGACCGGCAAGGATCTGAACACGTCTGCGACCGATCTGGGTAAGGCGCTGCTCGGGCAGACGCGGGCGCTCAAAGAGGTCGGCATCAACTACAAGTCGACCGGCGACAAGGCGACCGACTTCACCAACATCACGCAGCTGCTGCGCGACAAGGTGGGCGGGTTCGCGGAGAACGAGGGCAAGACTGCGGCTGGCCAGCTGGAGATCTTGAAGAACCAGTTCGGCGAGGTGCAGGAGAAGATCGGCTCCGCACTGGTGCCGGCGTTGACCGAGCTCGGCAAGATCGCGATCCCGATCTTGGAGGGCATCGGGACCGGTGCGAACCTGCTGGTCACGATCGTGGAGAAGATCCCCGGCCCGGTGAAGCTGGCGCTCGGCGCGCTGATCGGCTTCAAGATCTTTCAGCAGACCGCCGTGTTCGAGAAGCTCACGACCGGTGCGCGCGGCTTCCGTGACGAGATGGTGCTGCAGAGGGGCCTCGCCGCGGCCGAAGGCGTGGAACTTTCCAACATGGGCGCGGCGGCGTCGGTCGCGAAGACGCGCGTCGCCGGGCTCGCGGGAACCCTGGCCAAGGGCGGCGCGCTGGCGGGCGGCCTCGTGGTCCTGAGCATGATCTCCGACGCCTTCGGCAAAATCAAGGAGCGCCAGGGCCAAGTCGAGGACGCCACGCGGTCGCTCACGGACGCGCTCGTGGAGTCAGGCGGCGCGTGGACCGATGCCGCCAAGCAGGCTCGGATCGCAGGCATCGAAGGCTCGGACGCTTTCAAGCAGGCCAGCGACGCGGGTATCAGCTACGCGACGATCATGGACGGCATCACGGGCAGCGACCAGGATTGGATCAAGCTCGCGTCGGCCATGAAGTCGGCGGATCTCGGCCCGCAGATCCTCGGGCAGGCGATGTCGCTCCGGGAGTCGGCGAGTGCCGCAGAGGAGGACGCGAAGCAGAAGATCGCATGGAACGCGCAGCAGGAGCGGGCCAAGGTCGCTACCGGCGAGCTATCCGATGCGATGGACGAGCAGCGCGCCGCAGCGGTGCGCACTTCGGAAACGTATGCTGCAATGTCTTTTGCGGCGAGCGATCTCGGCAAGGCTCAGGACGATGCCCGATCGAGCGCAGTCTCGTGGCGGCAGCAGTGGGACATCCTGGCCAGCAAGGACGGCGTCGCCGCGATGGCGCAGCGCACGGCGGACAAGGTGCGCGACACCGCAGCGGCGATGCAGGACGCGAATAGCAAAGCACACGATTTGTCGTCTGCCGCAAGTGATCTCGAACTGGCGCTCGCGAAACTGGCCGGGCGGACCCCGACCGTGGAAGAGGCGCAGCGCGCATACAACGGGGTCCTCGCCGGCGCAAGCAGCGCGCTCAAGCTGGCAGCGGGCGACACCGGCACTTTCAGGGGCTCGCTCGACTCGGCGACGGGCAGCATCAACACGTCGACGGTCGCCGGGCAGAAGCTCTACGACTGGGTCACGTCGGCTGGGAAGGCGGCGCAGGACACGGCGCTCGCCCAGGCGTCCCTCGCTGGCGAGATCGGCGGCACCGACGCCGCTGCGAAGGCAGCTTCCGCATCGCTGGCTTCGCAGCGGGCCGAATTCGAGCAGTCGGCGAAGCAGGCCGGGCTCACGGGCGCAGAGATCCAGAAGCTCGCCGACCGGTATTTCGGGCTTCCGTCACAGATCGAGACGGTGATCAGGGGCAAGGCCAACTTCGCCGACGTCGACGCGAAGATCCAGGCGCTCGCCGACAACGTGCACTACGTGAATCTGCGCGGAAAAGTGACCGCGATCGACGGGCCGGCCGCAAAAGGCAGTGGCCCCATGCAGTTTCGGGCGTCCGGCGGTCCGGTCGGCTCCGGCAGGTATCTGGTCGGGGAGCGTGGCCCAGAGCTGCTGGATTTAGCGCCCGGCTCGCGCGGTTTCGTGCACAACAACTCGGCGTTGTCCCGCATGGCGTCGATGCTCTCGGCGGCACCCCGAGCGGCCGGCGGCCCGGTCACCGGGTCCGCGCTGGGCGTGCCGGACGTCCAGGTCCGTGTCTTCATCGGCGATCAGGAGCTGCGCGGCATGGTGCGGACCGAGATCGGCGCGGACAAGCGGCAGACGCTCTCACTGACCCGTCAGGGTGTGCACTGATGGCTCGGGTGACACTGGATGCGGTCTGGATCAACGCTCAGGCGTCGGACGGCACGTGGTCGGATTTCCTTGACCTGGACAGTGTCTCGCGGCTGTCGCGGTCATCGCGCGACAGTGACGAGATCCAGGTGGAGGCATCCGGCGGGGTGCGCGTCATCGTCCGCCCCGGTGTGATCCGTACGTGGACGCTGACGTGCGACCTGGTCGACGGCGACACCGTCGCTTGGCTCGTCGCGCATGCACGCCAGATCGTCTGTGTCCGTGATCCGCGCGGGCGGAAAATCTACGGCCGGTACCCGGAGCCGGACGAGGACGTGCTGGTCGACACGCGCGACCTGTATTCGGCGAGCTTCACCCTCACCGAGATCACGCATTTCGAGGGGGTCTAGGTGCAGTCTCTCGCCCGGCAGGGCCACACGGCCGACGACGTGCGGGCGATCCTGACGGACCGGCGCGCCGTGGTGGCGTGGGGCGTGGACCTGCTGGATCTGAATGACGCCCTGATCCGGCCGCTGGA